TTTGAACGAGCTACTAGAAGGAATCATCTTACCAGCAAAAGGCGGGACCAATTCAACCACCGCTTCAATCGAGGTGACAATTGGATGGTCTTGGAGATCCTGAATATGCTCAACAAATTCAAAGTCCTCCCCCAAGGTATGCAGTTTAATATCGTGCATCCCGCCCCAAGCGATTGCGTAACCGCCGCTTTTACCAGGGTCAATTCCGATGGTCAATTTCATGCGGCCTCCTCGGAGAAGATGGCAATTACTTTTTTAACATCAGAAGCCAAATAAAGCTGGCCTCTTTTCCGAATACCAAACTCTCGCTTGAAAGTTTGCAAAGCCTTATCAGAATTTAATCTGAAAATTTCTTTGACCTCACGCTTCGTGAGAAATAAATTGTGATATTGATTTAGTAGTTTTTCCATTTTTCCGGTTAATGTTAAAACCGGTTGGAAAAAAACTAAGTGCTATTTACTAACTATTTATGTCGAAATAGAACCGTAATCAATATTGTGCGAAACAAAATGTATGCCAACCGGTTGGTTATTAATAATATTAAAGATCAAACTCAGCCCATCCATTGGGTGAATAATGCCTTTAAATGGAATAAATCGGATCATGTCAACAAGTTTTACTTTTTCTGCTATAAAATTTATATTTCTTCTATTAATATTCATTTTTTCTTATTTTTTTGTGACTCTTTAATCGTTCTTTTAGCTCGGAGTAAGCGGTAATAATTTGAATCTCCCCGAACTTTTTTCTTACCATATCCAGCTTGGCCGCCAACCTGACCCAAAAGCCTAGCCGCCTCTTTAACCTTGTCCTTGCGGTCAATGATGGTGTAGTTAATTCGTTCGCCAGTGGCACATATAGTATGTCCATGCCACTCATTATTACTTACTTGAGCTAGTCTGTCACTATTCATATTACACCATAATTTCCACTTCCGCTGAACCGCCTCGGGAAGCTTTAGTCTCATATGCCTAAAATCTTGCGCAAAACACTTACGAGTCTCACCCTTATAGTATAATGTGCAACTTAAGTCATTTATCCATTTTTTAGTACCTTTTTTCATATTTTTCTTTCGCTAGTGCTTGCGTACAATATTGGACTGCAAACACCCATGCAAGGACTAAATTGCTATAAAGTGGACTAATTCTAACGCAAGGGTTAGCGAAAGAAAATAACAGCCTTACCAGTGTTTGCGAAGGCAAACAGCTTTACAAATCCGCATAAATAAAATAACAAAACATATGGCCGACAAAATTGTACTTTTTGAACTTTCTGAGTTTATTGAATACATGAAAGTAGTCCGCCGATTATCACCTTACACGGTCCGTAACTATAAACACGCCATTGAGTTATTTTTTACCTGGGCTAAGAAGGAGGAGAAGGTCGCCCTACCCTCTGAGGTTACCCGGCAACAGGCTAGAAGTTACTGCATTGAGGTACAGAATCAAATATCCCGCCGAACACTTAGGCATCATATTTCGGGCCTCCGTACCTTTTTTACTTTTTGCCGGACTCGTAAGCTTGCCACAATAAATCCATTTTTAAATATCGCTCTGCCCAAGCTTAGTAAGCCATTGCCCAAAGTTTTGTCTGAAGATCAGATGACTAAGCTGATGAAGCAACCGCCCGCCAATGAGCCGAAGGGCGTAGGAATAAAATTTAATTCATTGAGGGATTTGATGATTTTAGAGCTTCTTTATGCTGGGGGTTTGCGGGTTAGCGAATTAGTTAGCATTAATTACGAGGATATTGATTTTGTTCGCTCAACTATAAAGGTAGTCGGGAAAGGTCAGAAGGAAAGAATGGTAGTTATCGGTAAACAGGCCAGCGACACAGTCCAAAAGTTTAGGCATATGTTTGCCAAGAAATCGAAAAAGTCCGATCCAGTCATTATAAATTCTTTTGGTAAGAGGTTTACCACTCGGTCGGTCCAATATCTGATTAAAAAGTATTTAAACTTCGCGGAGCTTCCGCATGATATCACCCCGCACAAGCTTCGACATTCATTCGCTACTCACTTACTTGATAATGGTGCGGATCTTCGTGCAATTCAGGAATTACTCGGGCATTCAAGCTTATCGAGTACACAAATTTACACCCATGTTTCTAGCGCCCGGCTTAAAGAAGTCCACGGCCTAGCCCACCCAAGAGGATAATATTATGGTTAATGACTTAGAAAGTTTTGAGGCAAAATTCCCAAAGTTTATCATCGGCGATACAGAGGACCGGACATTTGTTGTCCACCTCCACAGCCCTAAATTGATTGCCGAGATAGTGGTGGCGGAAGATGGGAGCGAAACATTTGACCCTACTTTTATCGATGAACCTATTAAGGATGCATCCGCTATCGCCAAGCTAATGCGAGAGGTCGGAGATTTCTACATCGAGGAAATCGAGCGGGAATAGATTACCGAAATCTTTCGGATAACTTAGCACCGGCGGAACTAGTATTAAGATTTACGAGTTTTCATCTCAGCATCTAGGTCTTTTAATCTTTGCCTAAGTGCTGGATCTTCCCGTTTCTTTCGGTCCATCAATTTCTTTAGTGAGGATGCCGCACCTTCGATCTGCTTATCAGACAACTGCGATGCTAAACCATCTTCATGGTCGAAGTCATATACTTCAGGTTTCTTTTTATCTTTGGTCACGAATTACCTCCATTGCTGTATCGTAGGACATATTTAATGCATCTGAGTTTTCGCCTTTTAAAAATGCCCATATATCTTTTTCAGGATACCATAGAGTAGCTTGAAGATCCGCCGGGGTCAAGTCGATGCCTTTATCTCTTAAAGTCTTTAATGCCACATTAAATGCTTTTGTGATAACAGCCCGCTCTGCATTTGATGGAATATCAATAGGTTTTAATTTATCGGAAACAGTTGAACCGGCCTTTGCCCATTGTGGTTTTTCTTTACCAATTGCCTCCTTTTCAATTTCCAACTTTGCGAGTTTCTTTTCTAGATTCGCTGTGCCTTTTTTTTCCTTCTTGGCCGCCTTGATCGCCTTTTTAGCTTTTGTAACATCATTACCGGCAGTCGCAAATCTTCGTTCCCACTCTTTATTTAACTTACCGGCAAATTCGTAAACTGCTTCATAATTGTCTCGGCCAATAGTATTATCTCCAAATAACCGGTTATATGCCTGGTCAGATATTTTAAAATTAGCAACTCCGTTACCCTGTACTTTTCCAGTTATCGAAACCCCTTTTAAAAACTCGGGTAGTTCCAATCCTGAGAATTTCCGTTTGCCCACATTTTTACGGACCGAATAAATAAGCCTACCTATGTCACCAGCTTTTAATTGCGTATCTAACGCTAAACCGGTTAATCGGCCAAATGTTCTCCGCAACCACAGATCGACAGTAACTGGATTATAGTTTCCTCGAAGGTTCTGAAAGAATCCTTGCCCAATCTTTGGACCAAATATTGCCGAACCTTTAACTTTATCAGTGCTGTAACCAGCTATGGAAAACTTTTTATCCCCAAAGAAACCCTTTCCCCATTCTGATAATTCTTTAACAGTAAAGTCTGTATCTAGAAATTCGTGGAGATCCTTAGCTCCCATTTTAGCTTCTGCCTGGTCATAGAGTTTTAAATTCTGCGTTATGGCATCTGCCTTTGCTCCATGCTTAATACTGTAGTCAAATTTACCGGTTCTTTCCTTATGCTGATATTGTTTAACTGCACCTTTTGCATTATCCATCACCCTCATGTTCTGACTAGTGATCGATAATGCACCAAGAAACCTATCCTTAGCCTCATACTTCTGACCAATATCGGGAAAGATTTCCTCGGCTACCGCCAATGCCCGCTCAACTGCACTCGTATACCAGTCTACCGCATTGCCGGTTCTGCCAAGTGCAGCCTCCCCTTCTTTAGCAAACATATCGCCCAACCAATTTACCTGTTCCTCTGTAAAATCTTGCGCCCTTAGTGGTTCACCGAATTGATCTTCATATGATTTACGAAGTAAAGCGGCGGCCTCCTTATTATCCTTAACCATTCCCTTGGTGAAATTTGTGCCAAATGTAGGATTCGGTCCGTCCCATGATTGAACCGATGCCGGAGTTGTATCGCCTTGAGTAGGCTTCCCCTTCCCCGCACCCGCTTCGGAGGCTGGCATGAAGAGTTTCTCGGTCACAGTGACATCGGCTTCATTAGGTATCCGCATTGGAAGTTTATTCTGTTCAATCGCACTCTTTACTGCTGGGTAACCAGGTTCACCTCGGACCGCATTTCCAATTCTGTCCAATCGGCGGGAGCGATAACTTTGTTGGCGCTGACTCCGCCGATCCCCCAACCCCTCCAGTACGGGATTGGCTTTTACCTGGTCGGTATTCATTCTGCCAATCGCGCCGTTGATGAGATCGCGCTGTGCCACTGTTATTCCACTCTCAGGTGTGCCGTTCTCAATCTTATTTAAATGATTTTGCAGATATTTCGGGAGTAATTTGAGGGCGGCCTGTGTATTCTCAAATGGATTCATTCCACCGAATGCCTGTGCCATCTTTTGGGAATAGCCTTTGCTTTTAGCGAACCATTCAAGGTTTTTAATAAAGGCATCCATCGAAATGGTTTGGATGTTTATATTTCCATCCTTGGTAATTTCTATACCGAATGGAAGGCTGGTTCGATCACCGCCTTTTATCTGTCCGTATACTTTCCTACCCGCCTTGTTATACTTTAAAGCTGAGTAATAAAATAAATCCCAAACATCTCCGGTTCCATTCCGTAAAGTCTGATTAATCTGTTTAAGTGCGGCTAATTGGTGAGGATTATATTTACCCTGTAACTGGTCAATGATTGATGGGTCGATAAATACACCAGTTGCCCGATCTTTTCCATCGACTGTTTTTTCAAGTGATACATGACCTTCGCCAAAAGTTTCACCGGCATCCTCTTTCTTTCGGATAATCTCAAGGATGTCGTTGGATAGTTTTTTATTATTCTTATTTACTTCTCGGGTTGGGAGGAAAACAGGTCGGCCTTCAACATCTGTTTCAATTGTTCCATCGTCCTTAATCTTTACCACTCCACCCGCTTTTAACCGATTTACGATTGCTGGGTTTTCGAGATCCTTTGCGGTGAGGTTAACAGTTGCCACTTCATCCTTAAAGGCTGGATCGACAAGGTTACCTCTCCCCCTACCCTCACGGCGGGCTTGTGGTCCGTAGCCTCGAACATCGGAATTATATTTCTCGATCATTCGGGTAAGTGCGGGGACTTCTTTTAAGCCGGGGAATAAGCCCGTTGGGTCAGCCACAAGTCCAGTTTGTTCGCTAGTGGCTAATCCAATTCGATGGAAGAACTTCTTTAATCCGGTTGAGCCAAATAAGGGATCAAGCATTGCCCCCATCATCTTTGCTCCAGCACCTTGCCAGTTTTTATTTACAAACTCTCCACCGAAGTACCAATCTGCACCATGAGCCGCAAAGATTTCTCGGGCAATCTGTGCATCGTTATTTGCATACTGTTTATATGAAGGTGAATTTTTATCGATTCCACCCGCTTCCAATCGGTCTAAGTATTGCTGGCGATGTTTTTGAAACTCTTTATTGGTGGCATAGACTTCTCGGCCTTCCGCATCTTTATTAATAACAGGTTTGCCGTTCTTAAATTCTGTATAAACTCCAGGCTTACCTTTTTCGACAGAACCAATAAGCTCGTCAATGATCTGAGGCATAAAGCCAAAGGTATCAATATGGTGGGCAATCTCATGGCCGAATATAGCGGAAAGCACTTCCTGTGGGTGAGACTTTCCGTATATCGTTATAACTGATTCGCCATTCTCAACTGAGAAATTACTACTTTCGCCGGGAGGTGGTTTACCTTCTTTGAATCGAAAGATTACATCGGGGTTCTGAATGTTCGATGTGGCAATTGCCTGACGGACTATTCTTGGCTGACTTTCGTAAGATGCTCGGTCCGTGCTATCCAAATATGTATCTTTAAAGTATGCCTCATCTCCGGCCATCTTCATATATAAGTCTGACTTTGACCCAAACTTGACCAGTGTACCCATGCCTAATCCAGCGGCTAGGAATGGCCATGAAGCTCCAATCGCTCCACCGGCTCCCGCCTCGCCGTCCAAAGCGTATCCGATTGCTCCTGGTATAGTAGATGCACCGACTACAGTCTTCGCTGTATTAACTGCACCGGTTAAAGTGTTCCCAAGTCCTGTCTTTGCCAATGCAGTCGAAGGGACTTTTAAGGCTGGGGATGGACCGAACTGACGAGACTTTGAGAATATCCCTTCAGCAAGTCCTGAGATAGTTTCGGGTATAGTTAAGGCGGATGATCGGTCAATAATTACCGATGTTAACGAGGCATCTGCGGGATCAAGTTGTGCGATCCGTTGAAATAGTGGGCTGGATGCCTGTGCAAATTGTAACTGCTTCCCGAGGATTGCCGCATCATGTCCGAATCGAGTTACAAGGGAAGATCCACCTGGTGCTAAGAGTAAAGCGAGTCCAAGGTTTTCAAGGTCGGGGCTAAATTCATTAAATCCACCGGTTACGACTCCAGCCGCCGCAAGCGATTGTACTGGCTTTGCAACCGCTCTTGCGGCCATTTGGGCGGCCTCTTGGCTCATCCCACCCATGTTGCCCTTCATAAACAGAGTAGTCAGAGCTTCCTCGGGTAATCGCTGAATAAATTCTATGGTGCGTCCGAGTGTCTCGGTAGTCATTCCAGCCCGTTCCAATATCTTACCGGTCATCCGATTAAATATTGGAGCTTTGGGGGCGGGTGCATTTTCAAGTGCTTTAGATAGCGAATTTACAAGCCTTGCCCCGCTTTGAGTGCTTGCCTCTCCACTCTGTATAAGACTGCCAACTTTTGCCTGTGCAACCCCTTGCGATTTAGCCACAAGTTTATCTAACTTTTCACCCGATCCGGCAACCTTTGCCAACTTCTGCTCGGCTGATTTAATTAATGCCTTTTGCTGAGTTGATGGTTTAGCGATGTTTTCTGCTCTACTTAAAAATAATCTTAACGAGGACTCCTGTGCCGCCTTTTCGCCTGTCCTTATAACCATGCCCCGAGCTAATACATTACGCATCGCATTTACTCCGCCAGCCGCTCCCATTGTTGCAACAAAGCTAGGGTCTGCGACTACTGATCCGACAAGTGCAACCTCTCGATCCGGTTCAACTAATCCCGACTGTACATCTTGAAGTGCTTCTTGATTTACATCGAATGGAGATAAGTTTTTACCGAGGTAGACATTGGTTAAAGTTCCGAGCAAGCCCGCTTCTGCAAGTCCAAGTTCTGCACCTTTCTCAATCTTTTCAGCAATATCGAATTTATCCGCTAAATATTCAATCTGTGCGAGTTTGGATTCCTTTGAGGAGTCTGCCTTTACTCGCTCGATTACCTCGTTACCCTTTGCACCGATTATGGCCATCATGCCCGCCGCTTCCACTCCCATCTGTGCCTGTGTGGCGGCAACTTGTGACTGGTCCTGTCTTTGTGCTTCTGCGATAACTCGCTTCTGTAAATTCTCATCATCCCGAGGGATACCGGCAAACTGCATAGCCTGTGATAAATCATCCTCGATGGATCGGTCTGCCCGCTTGGCCGCATAAGCCAATCCTTTAAGCTGTTGTCCGGCCTTCTTAATGCCCTCTTCGATTAGTGGTTGGTAAACCTGTTCGTTGTCAGCATCTCCATATTGCATCCTTGCCCGCTGTAAACGAGAAGTGGCATATACATTTGTGGTGAGCATATCACCAATCCCTTGTCCGACCATGCCCCCGACTTCTGCCACTGACTCGGTAAAACCAACATCCTGGTCAAAGAAACCATTATCCAATGCCTTAGTCGCTAGGTTCTGCCTTTTCTCATCGTAAGGAGCAGATGTATAAGCGTGTAATAAATCCTGTGGCTGGACTTTCGTTTTAAGGATGTCGAAGTAATCCCGCTCGGTTAACTTTTCATCCGTGCGGATTCCAAAATCCACCCCTAAGATGTCGGACTTTATTCTATACTTTGGCATTACAGATCGTCTAAAGAAATTTCTTCAAAACTTAGCCCGCTATCCGTCTTATTTTGCATATTGGAAGATTTATTTGTTCCAGATGCATTTCCACCTTGTTCAAACTCTGAGACATCTAAGCCGAGGCCGGACAGTCTTGATTTTAGGGTATTAAATGCCTTTTTCCTGACACCTTTTAATGATCTAATTTTATCATCCGTTTTTCCTTTAAAATCAAACCATTGAGTAGGATTTTGTATTATCTGCTCTAGAATAGCTCTTTCGGGTTCAGTTACAGTACCAGGACCTAAAATATCTTCACGAAGTAAGCCTTGTAACTGCCTACTTAGAGACTCAGCTAAAACTTTATCGGAATTGCTCATATACTTTTGCTTTTTCCGAGCCTCGCCTAAATCAATAAGATCCTCCATTACTTCGTTCATTTTTTGGTAATTCGGAATAGCTTCACTCTTTATTTTGATTACTTCCGCCTCGTTACCAAATTTACCCGATATCCCGTATTTAACTTCCCCTAAATTAAGATAATTTTGTTCCGGCTTAAAACTAATCGCATCTTGCTTCTGCTCAAAGTCTTCAGTCTTAATATTCATATCTAAAGTTTTACCTTGAATATCCAATATATCTTTTAGTGAGGGAGCCGCCTTCCGCTCGGCCATTGCTTGGCCTTGGATGCTGTCCATTATACGATTCCCTTCCAATGGGCTTAATCGGCCACTTTGAACTGCATCAACTACTTGTGCGCCTTGGGGCTGAAAACTTTCGGGTAACTGAGCGACCGCTGGAGCTTGGCCTTGATAAGTAGTCGGAGGGCCGACAAACGGATCGGGATCAAGTTCCGGTAAAAAGGCGGCTGGTGTTTCTTCCGTAATCGGTAAATCCGGGCGATCTAAATTAAATTTAGCTATATTAGTTGCACTTTGCTTCAACTCATCCGCATCTGCCCGAATCAAATCTTTTTCCGATTGTATCTGTGCGGCTTTATCTCCAGCAATCTTTTGCGCACTTCGCCGGTTGGCCGCCATTTGGGCAATTCGGCCTTCTTCGATCTTCATCTGCTGTTCAGCACCTTTTTTACGCTGATATTCTTTTTGCAGAAATGGATTCTTGGCGATTGCTTTGGCATCTTTTTCGGAGACTCCCTGGTTCATCAGATAGCCCGTCATTTCTTCTGCCCGTGCTTTCTTTTCTCGCCCTTCGATGAATCCTTTGGCTACTTGGTTAAGGGCATTACCGAATGCCTGGTTAGCATTCGCATTTGCCTGTCCCGCCCTTTCATAGGCCGAGGTGTCGATTCTCATTAAGCCCGCCTGAACTGTATCTCCAATTGCCATAATTTTATCCTCTGCTTAGATATCCACCGCCTAATGATCCAATCGCACCAAATAAACCCTGTGCCATTCCACTCGCCGCATTTTCTCGGGCGGCATAGTTGGCCGCATCGTAGTTCGCTTTATTTGCGTATGCTTGCATTCCGATATTAACACCAGCATCAGGATTTATCCGAGTGGCAGATTCCTGTGGTAATCCAAACAATGCGGATCTTTCTCCGAATCCTTGGGCGGTGTAATTACTTCCACCTCGAAGCATAGCCAGTGGATCGACTGAGGTTGCTTTATTCATGCTTGATGCATACCCGCCAAACTTCATTGCATCGTCTCGATTTTCGCCTATAATTTTTCGTAAATAATCCTCTCGGCTCATCGCCTCGGCGGCAATGCCCGCATTATCCATCCCCCTACCCCTCGCCACTAATCCTTCACGAGCGGACTGAGTGGCTCGCCGTCTCATTTCGGGCGATAGGTCAGTCATTTGTGCTTCATTGAAAGCCTGTTCGGCTAACTGGTTAGCTTGCTGTGTACGAGCTTGCATGAGTGGATCGGATGCACGATAAGCCTGGTTTAAGTCCGCACCAAATCGACCAAGCATAGAAATATCTGAACCCGCCTGTCTTTCCGCCATCCTCGCCCCGAAGTTCTGTGAACGCATGGCATTTGATTCTGCTAGGCTGGCCATCGGATCGGCGGCTCGTTTGGCGAGTCCCATCTGTAAATCTTGGTACTGTGGATCGTATTGCTGGCGAACTCCTAAAAGCTGGTCCTGAAGTCCTGAGTCGGCCATTGCTCCAACATAATCTCGGGCAGATTTGCCGACATTAAATTCGGGTAAGGGAGGGGGTGCTTTTCCACCTCCAAAGAGTTTCTGCAAGAAGAAGGAAGGTACTCCCGAGGAGTTGACCGGTTCACCCGCTCCACCGGCATCCTTTAGCATTTGAGCTTCTTGTTGATTAATGTACGCTAATCCTTCACCTTCCGGTGCGGCAGTATTAAGAAGCATGGCCGCCTGTTTGAGCGGATCTTCGGGGGCGAAGGAAACTATTCCATCTTTTGTCATTTTACCCTTTGCGCCGGAGAGCATGAGAAGTTCCCGTTCGATCGGATTGATGTACGCTAACGATTCCCCGCTTGGCGATTGTTCGGCTAAATATTTTATTACCTGGTCTTGCGAAATATCCTGATTAAAATGCTCGGGGTTGGTGTCGGGAAAATGGCTTGGGTTTGTACGCCGACGCATTTGAACATGGGTGTCCCCGTATTGGTGGGAAAGCGGGTCTTTTGAGCGAGTTACTTGCTGGGGAGCTATTTGGGCCTGTTGTACTAGATTTAAACGCATCTCTGCTTCTTCTGCAATTTCCTCTTCCGATGGCCCGATTAATTTTTTTATGAATTCCATATTAAGTCTTTATTATGTAATTTAAAATGATGGTAGGCTGGACATTGTTGTGCGCTCCGCCTCCGCCTGTAGGAAGTGTAGTTAAATTTTGTGCGACACTACCACCACTAACATCACCTGATTCTGCATAAGGCCCTGTTCCCGCTATATTACCAGTATCGTGCGTATGAGAGGGCATTTCTGCTGTGCTTAGTGTGTGAGTTTCAGCACCTCCTGATCCGCCTAAAACATCTCCGTCAACTCCACCAGTTAAACCAGTTAATCGATTAGCAGATGCTCCGCCCATATCATCCTGTCCGGCAATTACTCGGCCTCGAAGGTCGGGGATATTAAAAGTCGATGAACCATCTCCCGATCCGTAGGTGGTTGCCAGCAGTCCAAAAAGAGTCGAATAAGTGGAGCGTGAAATTGCCGCACCATCACACAATAAATAACCGGTTGGGGCAGATGAACCGGCGTACGGCATAATTGATGCCGTTGGCATGAGAACACTTACTGCTCCAGCATCTAGCTTGGCGGCTGTTACTGCTCCATCTTGAATCTTTGCGGTGATGACGGAATCCGTGGCCAACTGGGTCGCTGTGATTCCAGCATCCTTAACTTTTAATTTACTCGAACCTAAAGTAAGTGTCGAATTGTCAGTCGTATCTGCCGCCGAGGTAAAATACGCTTGGCCGACAATATCAATTAATTTCTGTGCGGTGACTTGATCGCCACTCGCAAAACTCTGTCCTGTTGATAATACTGCCATATGTTTCTCCTATGAAATGGATGTCGTGCTTCTGTCTGTTACTCGGGCATCGATCTTAACTGCCCGTAAAAATGGTCTGCCCACTGTGGGCTTAAAGTCTGTCTGTATTCCGAATCCTCTTTTTCTTACTCCCAATCGGATGGAAGAATCCTCGTTTGCCGGTAAAGTTGAACCTAGCAGAGTGGAGATCGATGTGGCCGATGTTGTGGAGTCGGGGTCTTCAGTTATAAAACTAATATCGCCATCGGAAAGTCCTTGATCTGAGCTTTTTATATGTAGCTCGGAACGGGAAAACATTTTCCTATCGGCAGTATCGGCATCATATTGTCGGGTGGTGCATTGAGAAACGACTGCTATTGTTTCGGGAACCGCCTGACCGGCGGACATACTTACCACATCCCCTCCATCTGCTCCATCGACTTTGTGGATGCCCCCTTCTTCTGTGGTAAGATATAAAGCATTCTGAGAACCTTCTTTGCCGACTATTAATTCACGGATCGCAAACTCGGTTGAATTAACTGTGTCGATGCTTTCAAAGCCTCCGTTAAGAAAGCTGTACACAATTATAGTGTTGAGTTTAGTTGCATCTCCGCTCCCTGGCGCAATGTCTAGCGGTAACGCCAGCCAGTAACGATTATCGAAGTAAACTCCGCAAGATAGATGAACATAATCCTGATTAATTCGGTCGATAAAGGGCTGGATGGTTTCCGATATTGGAGTGCCTGTTCCCCGTAAATTATATTCATCGAGGAACTCGACCGCATAAATACCTTGGTCGGATAGAAACATTATTTGATTTGCCACTTGGACCACTGACTTCCTTGCCGAGCATCCGATTTCTGTGGTTACCACATTGGTCGAAACATCGGCAAGAGATCCGCTTATCCCACTCATTAGATGGATCGATTTTCGATTAAATACTACGAGCGAATCCTTAGTGAATGGAGTAAGCTGGACCAAGTAATCGCTTTGCCCGGCAGATGGTCTAAACTGATTGCCGATTACATCCACGGTATCGAAATCCATAATGTCAGATGCTACAATCTCATCCCTTATTCCTCGGTCCGCTGGAGTGGTAGCCGAGGTGTACCAGTAAGGCATCCAAAGCCTTCGTTCGTGAACGATTCCCCAAGGTGCGGCGGGTTGGTGGATGTAGCCTTTTCCGACTGCTAGGGGTTTATTAACTGTTAAAGTCTTGGAATCTCCGAGGGATACATTAGCGACTTCTAAGTTAAACTGAAATTGATTTGCATTCGGGACATTGGAAACACGAGTTTTTTGATTCGTAAAGAGGTCGAATGGGCTTGTACCTGACTGGATGGTTAAATCATCACCAGCGGACAGGCCGTGAGAATTTATATCCATGGTTACCACTCCGTCCTGTGCGACTGTTGTGGTATCAGTCAGATAAACGGGTGCGGTATAAGTTCCATTTGCGACTTTAGTGAAGTCCAAGAAAAATTCAACCTGTGCGCCGGAAACATTAAATGTTGTGGTCTGCGATGTTGCCATTTTGACGGTAAACTGATTTGTCGATGCTGTCTCAATCTGATAGCAGTCGTTAGGGTTATCAGTCCAATTTCCTAAACCGGTTAAGGTAACATAATCATTTGCGGTTCGGCCATGTGCCGTGGCGTTTACAGTTATTGTTTGACTGCTTTGCGAGGCGGAGGATATATCCACTCGCTGAACCTCGGGACTGGCCTCGAGAGTTGTCTGACGAGTCCTAAAGATATACATCTTCCCGAGTCCCTGAGTCAATTGAACCGGTCCATCGACTGATTCCCCACCCGCCTCATACCGACACTTAAAAAGTGCAGAATCTTTCAGACGAAGAATGATACAGGTGGTATCAGTAGCGGTAAAAATATAATCATCGTTATTCGATGTGGCATCTGAAAAGACTGCCGATCCGAATACTTCGTTTACTCCGTTGTCGTTGAGGGTAAAATTTAAAGTTGTACCGATGGCCGTCCCCGAACTTACCACTGAAGTATTTCCCACATTCTCGCCTTTAATGGTAAAAGTGGTATCCGCTCCGCTGTTTGCAAAAGTCAGAGTCTTAGTCGTAAAATTAACCGATGCTAAAGTGCGAGTGCCATCGACTGATGCATCTAGGTCATCGATGTGGAAATCTTCACCAGGTATAAAAGAAAGCGAAGGTGTAGTGCTTAAAATTAAGGTTACTACATTGCTCTGCCGTTGGGCCGATAAAATAATGTAAGGCAATCGGATCGCATTTGTCCCCGATGTAATTGAGCCGAACAGAGTAGAAAGCCCCTTCCGAGTCTGCCAAGTTCCATCCTTATTCATTCGACCATTCTTCGACAATGCTACCTCACCAGGCTTTAACTGGTTAGGCCGCAGACGGGCATTCATCCGCAAAAAGAAGGTATCCCCTTCCGATGTGAATGGATCGTCTAGTTTGCCGTATGATCGATACCGGCTCACTTCTTCTTCACCTCTTGGTAAATCTTGACCGCCATGTAAATAATCGTCATTCCACCGGCAATAATACCGATTAGTTCATGGAAAGATCCGCTTATACTAGCAAGCGATCCACCGGCTCCGGCTAGTGCAGTTCGGTCCATTAGAAAAGCCAATCGAGGATTATAATGCCAACCACTAGGCCGGCTAAAACAGTAAACATCTTTGCTTTCTTTGAAAGAGTTGAGAATTGATCTGCTAATAATTTAAGATTTTTCACGGGAGGGTGGTTTTACAGGAAATGGTGCGCGAGTCTGATGTTTAATTGCTTCGGTTTGGGAACACTGACGGGCAGTTCTTTTTGCTACGAAGATTGGGATGGCGAGGTAGCCACCAAGGAGGATGGCCGCTCCGATAAGAATCTTTTTTATGTAGGAGGTGAAGGCATCAAAGCCTGTTTTGTGACTCTCCATGCCCTTTGCAACAAGCTCGCTCACATCTCCGTGTGTAAGTAAATCAAGTTTTTCTTCTGCTTCGATTAGTGCATCTTTGTTCTTTAATGCCTCACCAGCTAGGACACCAGCACCAGCACCTAATGCCGCAGTGCCTGGGCCACCTAGACTACCTACTCCACCTCCAGCTATACCGCCAAGTGTTGGGTAGACAGAGCGCAAACTGCACCCCGTGAGGCACAACGCCAATAATAGTATGGCGGTGTAGATCATTCGCCAGGAGGTTCGTCAGGAGTCCACTCGTCTCCGCTTAATACGGTGAGTATCTCAGAATGGGAGTATTGCGTTTTACCTTCCAAAAATGAAGGTGTTGTGTCCGAATCAAACTTAACGAATGTCTGACTACCATCGGTTGAGAATCTAACTGTATTTTCGCTCGTCTCATCCACCTTACTAAAATCAACGGAGTCAACTTCGTCCGCATTTATTATTACATATTTTCTGCTCATAATTTATTAAGATGGTACTGTGGTTGAGTAAGTTGGGCCGTTGGTAAGTGTTCCGTTGTTACCTCCGCTTCCTTGGTCAGTTATAGTTGTTCCTGTTCCACCGTCGTTTTCACCCATTCTCCACCATCCAACAGGGCTTAATGAAGTAAGGTCGTTTGGTACACCGCTGTTGTAGATGGAAGTTATATTAGATGCAGATAAAGCAGAGTTAAAGAACGCTACTTCATCAATTAAACCTTGGTGGTACAGACCGTATACTGAGCTAGAACCGATTCTTAAATTAACGGCATCAGTGGTATTAAAATTAGAAGCAGACCCACTCGCCTCAAGAGAACCGTTAACATAAAGTTTATCACTTCCTGCTTCGTGAGTAGCGGCAACATGAAACCATGTATTAGCTGTAACTGCGGTAGTGGAATCTAAGTAATCAGTAGAGCTATAAGAACCAAAAACAATCTTATTGTTTGAGTTTCTTATAAACAGTATGTAACCGTTAGTAGTTTGTGTGCTAGTTGCAGAATCCACTATGAGATTATACCGATCAATAGCTGTGCAATAAAACCAAGCACTCCATGTAAACGCTGTGGTTTCTAAAGCTGTGCTATCAGGTATATCCATATAATCATCACTACCATCAAAGCTTACGCTGTATTGGTTGAATACATATTCAGGTACACTTGTTGAGAAGGTAATACTGTTGAATAGTGTAGTATTGTTACTTCCGCTACCTTGATCAGTGATTGTATTGCCTGTACCGCCATCATTATCACCCATTCTCCACCAGTTTACAGGACTCAACGCAGATATATCGCTTGGCACTCCACTATTATAAATTGTTGAAACATTAGACGATGATAACTCAGTATTAAATACCGCTAATTCATCAATCAAACCCCCAAAGTAATCCCAAACAGTCGGTGTCCTACCCATATAAACAGTAGCTCCTGTTTGACTAGAAGTTATATTAGCTGGAGTATTACTTGAAGTTGCTTCAGATGTTCCGTTGACATAGATTGATGAACCTGTTGTTGACCAGGTAGCACAAATGTGCATCCAAGACGAAGTGGAAACTTGTGTTGTAGCTACAACTTCTCGAACAGCTCCATCGTAAAAATATAGAGCTGGATAACCCGACTCATCTACATTTAAACTCAAATACACATTACCCTTATTGATGATTGAACGGTTCTTAAAAGGGTCTGTTCCAGTACCAGTTACACTAGAAGGTTTAATCCACGCTGATATACTTCCTCCTGTATTATAAAAGTTTAAAACCGAGTTATCGGTAGTCATGTAATCATCCGTACCATCAAAGCTTACGCTGTATTGGTTTGCGAATGCAGGTGCTCCAAACTTACTTAAAGTAGCATCGCTCGCACCAGCCGTTACTTCAGCAATGTAAAAGAATCCTGTGTCAGTGGCATGATATATTTCACCTTGGACACATTCCTTTTTGAACTTTGCTTTGTTCGCATCAGTCCCTGTTTTAACAGAGATGGTGTAATCTTTACGACCTAACTTCATTGACCAGTAGCAGATGGAGTAAATTCAGCTAAAGTAGAATCGGAAGCACCAGCAGTAGTTTCTGCCAGGTAAAGTTTTTTAGTGTCGGTAGCAAAGTAGTATTCACCTTGCGTAGCCTCCTTTTTAAACTTCGACTTATTCGCATCCGTCCCTGTCTTAACAGCGATGGAGTAATCCTTCCGTCCTAATTTTTGCTGTGCCATGACTACTTAGCTTGCTGTTCCAGCACCGATGCAAGGTGAGGATGGGCGGAGGCGAAGGTCATCATTTGCTGGGTCTACGAATAATGGATCGGAGAATACATTGTCAGTCCCTCCACTCGTGTTACTACTACCAATTTGGTGGAAGCAACTAAATGTAGACGCTGATGCTAATGTTAAATTACAAGCCGCTGTGTCATCGCTCATCCACACATTATTTTTCATTCCTGATGAGGGAAGTGCAGATGTGACTGTGCCTGATGTAATAGCTGTAAGACCTAGATAAATACTATTACGCTCCATAGTGACACTAGTAAAGTTATTAAATAATGTCTTAGCAGCTCCTGTAAAAGATAGGCTTATAGAGTTGTCTGTAAAATCTGCTCCAGCCCCCGCTGTATTTAATGTTATAGATCCGTAAACATTACCTGTAAGTGCAGTCGAAGAAATAAATTTATTATTTTTTATAGTGGGTTTTACTGCTGCATCAATTCCGAATCTTAAATTTTCAACTACAAATTTCTGAAAAGTATTAGCTCCACCCCCTCCTGCATTTTGACCAACATAGACTGTATTTGCTGATGCCGTGTTAGTGGTGGTTAATTTAGCACCATATAAGTTTAAGCTTTCATAATTTACCCCTGATGCTCTCCACAATGTTGTAGCCGTGTTTATACTATAATCTCCATCTGTGAAATAAATAGTACCTCCGTTTCCAGCTGCTGTTTCTGCTGTACCTAATTGATTATAAAAATAAGGATCAGCTAGTGTTCCTGTGCCTGTACCTGAACCTGGTTTAATATATACTGTTGCCATAATTTTTGTTTGTTAAGTTTTAAGAAATTGTTCCACCTGATATTAAAAGTGGTGCTGGGTTTGCTCCTATATCGGGAGCGTTAAAGCCTTGTCTCTGAGGTAATCCGTTAGCTCCTAAAGCATCTGAGTCACCTGTGATAAGTGAGTAAGTTCCTGATGTGGTGGTAATCTCAATATCAGGTTCAGTCGAATCTTCCGATACCGACACTCCTGTTGTTAATTCTAACCTTCCTGATGGAGTATTTAAATATGCTTTTGATGCGTCTGTCTTGACTACGAAGTCTAAATTACCATCACTATCACTAACTACTGCGACAGACCCACTAGGATTATCTATAACTTTTAGCGACTGATTAGGAAATGCTCCGATGTGTGGATTGTCTGTGCCTCTTAGTTCTGCATCTCCCACTACAATAGGTTGCCACGAACAACTATTATCTCCATCTTCACGAAGGAATTTAGTACCACCTCCCTCGCCTGTTGAGAGTACTGCTGTACCTTCGACTGCTGAACTAATACCTGTTAACTGTGAGCCATCAACTGCTGGTAATCCTGTTGCATCAAGTACTACTACATTTCCATTTGATGTCCCTGAGTCTAACAGTGCAGCAGTACCTAACCCACTAACATCAGTATTACTAAGTGTTACTGTACCTGTTCGTCCGGCAACTGATTGGACGGGGGCGGCCGCTACCAAGTTGGCAACTGTTACTTTTTTAGTAGTACCTTGTGCCGAACCGGTGGTATCCGAGACATCGGTAATGGGGATGATATCGCCAACTGCGGGGGTTGCCCCGAGAGCGCTTAAAGATGAAATTTTCCGGTTCGCCATGTTTTTATTTTCCTTTAATCAAATGCTAAAATGTTTCCGTCTTCTGTGTTTAAATAGGGTCCGCTTTCTGCCTGTAATGCACCATCGACTCCGATGGGGGGGATGTGCGAATCTGCATCGCCCTCCCCGATCATTAAGCCTAGTGCGAGATCCGGCATCGCTTATCCCTTGTATAAGATGCAAGCTCCCGATGTGAGCGAAACCGATGTGCAAGGTACATACAGAACTTGCCCGGCGGCGAAGGTAACTGCATCGGATATTAAGTCCGCTGAGTCATCCATTTTGCCGACTAAACTGGCAAGCACCGAGTCCTCGGTAAACTGGATCGCTGTCCATCCCGCTGTGCCGTTTGTTTTTGTTGCGGTATCGTTGGCATAGGCACACCCATTGGCTCCCATGCTGTTGTTTACATTTATTGCTGAGATTCCCATAATTATGATGTTGTTAAAATGTTAACTCCGAACGAGTAGCTCGGGTATGTGTTGACCGATATTTTATTCATTCCTTCCAGGCGTTCGACTCGGTCGATTTCGAGTGCCAAGGTTTCTTCTGCCATTTGTTCCTGTTGGATCGCCTTTTCAAGCTGGCCGTCTGATTTGTACCAGTCTGCAATGGTTGCTAATAATAAGTACCTCTCCAAGAATCTTGGAAGGTCAGGATCTCCCGACTCTCCATAACTCGAAGGAGTTACCTGGTTACCCATCACAAAGACTGAATCCTGTGAAGAATTGGCGGGTAATACTAAGTACCCATTGATTAAATTGTAATCTAACTTGAATGCTGTGCGATCTGATAATGGATTCTTATCGAAGACCGAAAACACATCCATCAGATTTGCATCGTTATCTATTTGAACCGCCTTATCTGCAACGATTGGCGAGGTAACGGCGGCAACAGTCTTTTCGACTACTGTCATTAGCTCGGGCCATTGTGCGCGGGTCCATGCTCCTTTTACTCGGTCGTTTAGCGAGTTTTTGAATGCTGTTTCCTCAACCGATAATAAAGTATCCACCCCGATTGCTGAGGTGAATCGATTTTTAAGTTCGGTGTAAGTTACTGTCCGCATCTAGCTTCCGATTACCGTTTCAGGATTTTTCTTAGCGAAATCCCTCGAATACTCGGGATCGGACATACAGCCGGGCCGTTCGAGTTCATGCCTCAAGTAAGTAGTAACATCCACGGACCGGACTGCTCGGAAGTTCTTCCCTCCGCCAACAGACTTTCCGTATTTACGAGCGGCTAATGCTCTTTGCTTATAACCAGCTTTTTCTCGCTTGGCTTCCGCTTCCACTTTTTTCGATAAGTATCTTGCCATTTCATCGCCTGACATTCCACTTCTCTTACCGCCTTTTACTATTATATTGAGACTCATATTTTAAAGAAAAAAGGGAGGCCGGCCACTACCCAACCGGCCTCCCAAAATAACACTACTAAACCAACTTAAACTATTGAACCAAGTGCTCGTGGATTTGCGCAACGCAAAGTCAACATCGCCTCAGTGATAGATCTTTTCCCAGCACCGCTGTCAGGTAAATCCTGAACAGTGATTCCTTCCAAGAATTTAAGACTGAGAGTATCATCGGATGGAATTAAGTAAGCACGATCTGTGTTCACTGTTCCTTCGTCTGTGTTAGGAGCATCTACGAAAACACCTCCGCTTGTGTACGCACCGTTTCCGGCTGTAGCAATAGAGAAGGAGTTCGCATTCACAACAGTAACAGTCTTTGTTCCGTTAGCCGCTGTGTTCCCAAGAACTCCGCTGATCACTACAGAATCACCACTGGTAAGCCCGTGAGCGGTAGATGTGATTACGATTGGATTCGCATTCGTTGCACCGGTGATTGCTTTGGAGCTTTGGCGGCCTAAAAATAAATCCGGGATTATTGAAATTTGACCATAATCTGAAATGTAATCGACAACACTCAAGCGCAATGCTCCATCGGATACATCTTGATCGAAGTTGAAGTTACCATTTGCAGTTGTGGACCTCGTGAAATCGGTGACCGCATTCATAACTCCAGTCGATGCGAAAAGTTTGAAACTTCCCTTACTTCCACTTGCTTCGTAAACGGCCTGAAGCATTCCACGGAATGAGGATTCAGTCATACCACTAAGGTTAATTCTGGAACCACTTACCGCACGGAAACTTTGCTTTAAAGTTGTATCGAATGTGTTGCCTGTAAAAGCTGGATCACTCCATACACCGATTCCCGCGAGGGTACTTCCGACAGTCGAAGAGCCAGCTACCTGGTCATTTCCACCAGCGATTGCACTTTCGATAGAGCGGCGAAGTTGTAAAAGAGATTTCGCTTTTGACTGGGCATATAAAGACCCGCCAGGAGCTACATCGATCATTTCAGCTTGTTTTGAAATGGAGAATCGATCTTGCAAAGTTTGCACTCGATTACCAAGTCTAGCTCTTGAAGCTACGAGATCGTTCATGTCGCTCAATCCATAGTCAACGCCATCGATTTGTCCGGCGAGGGATGGATCGGAAAGTGAGTCTACGAGCCATTCGTTTAATGTCGCTTTGGGAGCGGCTGATTGGGGAAGAGTTGCGTAAAGAGGGCATTCTTTTGGAGAAACGCTTTTTAAAACATTCTCTAAATTTTCTCTTGCCCCTTGTGTTGATGTTACTGAGTAACTTGTTGCTAAAGCCATTTTTTTAATTCCTTATTTTAAGATTTTATAAATTTTATTCCGCAAAGAGTGCGGCTAGATCGTTTTCCGAGAGGGATTTCTTGCCCAAAATCTTCTGTTTATTTGCAGTCTTTCGAGTGGCCGAGGTTTGTACCGGTGGGGATGAATCACCCATCGTTGTCGGAGGTGCTTTGGCTACCCTTTTGGATTTAGGCTTGGCCGACTTGGCCGCCTGATCTTGCTTAATTGCTTCAACTCCTCTTACGAGTGTTGCGGCAACAAAATCGCCATTAGGTAGGGATTTGAGAATGTCTGCATATTGACTTTTGATCTGACCTAAAACGGATCTCCGTTCTTCGGCTAGGTCGGTATCGACTGTTTCTGAAATCCACGGATGAGTATTGATCGTATCCTGTTGCCATTGCTGTGCTGACTGGAGATATTGTGCCCGTTCGGGGATTTTCTCCGATAAGTAGTCCTCGGCTTGAGTTAGAATATTGCGGATATCGTCATCGCTGTATTCTTCCCCACCGGATTCTACATAATCACGGCCAATATTTTGCAATGCCCACTTCTTAGCGGCTACTGCTTCCTTGCGAAGAGTTTCCAATGACTGAAAGTCTTGGACATCTTCTAAGGCTGGCTGGCTGGATTCCGATTGCTTCTGAGGGCTTGTCTTTAGTGATTCGATTTGAGCTTGTAATGCTTCGGCTGTTTCTTCGGCTGACTTAGCTCGGGCGGTAAGTTTATTAACCTGTTTAAGCAGTTTGCCGACAGCTTTGGGCGGTGGCTCAGCGTCCCCCGATTCATCAGTGGACTCCTCCTCATCTGCTATCCCTTCCGTTTCCTCCTCCGATTCCTCGGTTTCGGTTGACTGTAAAAGAACATCTTTTTGGTCGGTCTCTGCGTCTGCGGTTGTGGTCTCGGGACCCGCTTCCACTTCAGATTCCTGTGGGGTTTCGGCCTCTTCGACTTTCTCAACGAACGATGCCGTTAATTCCTCCAAAGTGGTGATTCCCTGCGTTTGTGTTTCTGCTCCTGTTGTACCCGGGGCCTCGGTTGTAACTGTATCTGCCATAATTCTGCGTTTAAAGTTCGCACTCTTTGTGTTTTTCTGCGGACCGATATGGTTCGCCACATCCCATTATGACAGGGGGCCAATAAAAATTTTCAGGGAGTTTTAAATAAGTCCCACGCTTCCCGATATTTTTCGTGTTTTGCTTTGGACTCGGGGTTGTCCGGGTAAACCGCAACTGTTAATGCTCCATCTAGAGCCATACATGGGATTAGATACCAGGTGTTTATGTCGGCACAAAATATTGCCACTATATCGACTTTTGTGCAGTCTAGTGGTTGCTTTACTACCCGCCCAGTAGTCGTGGAAAATCGATACCGTTTGCACCCGTTTTTTCGTTCCCCTTTGCTTGACTTTTCAGACCCCTTAATTTGGACATTAAAATTTTTGCCCGCCGAATTTACGAGGATACAGTCAACTGGTAAATGGTCACCTAGTGGGATGAAAACTTCCAACCCATTCTTTAACGCTTCAGTGAAGAAAGTCTGCTCGTAAATGTAGCCTTTACGCTTCGTGTTCTTCGTCATCGAGGCTCATGTCGCACTCAAAATCAACAACTTCCTCGTCCATCCATTCTTCAACATCGGTCAGGACGATTTGTGCCATGTCATGGTCCTCAATGTCGCTCTCTTCAAGCCAGCGGTTAAGCAAAGCCCGATGTTCGTTTTTAAACTGCTGATGGGGTGTCAGAGATTGTTTCGGCATTTTCTAAACTTTCTATAATTCGTGTTAAACCAGCAATCTCACCCGATAGGCGGGCGAGTTTTTGAGGATTATCAACATGGGTGTAGTCCTGAAAATCGACTAAGCACATATCCCGTTGTTCTTTAATGAAATCTTTTATTACGAGCCACTCGGTCTGTTCGCCGAGGCCGTTTATTGCATCTCCTAATGTCATCGTTTTTTTGCAGTTTTTGCCGCCTTCTTAAACGCACTTGCAGATGGTGCGCCTTTTGCTCCGGGCTTTCTCATTCGTTCCTTTGATCCGGCGGCAATTCGTGCCTTCTTCTTGGCAATATTTTTATATAAACTCATAATATTTCCTTTAAGTTAAGCGGCCACTGATGTACCTGGTACATTACCGGGAGCAGTACCTAGCTGGCCAATTAGTGCGTTTTTTTGCTGAGTTTGCATCATCTCCAATTGACCCGCATATGTCTGAAGTCTCTTGGCGAAGTTCTCGTCTTCTTGCATACGCTGTTGCACATCCTGTGCGGGTATTTCGGGAGTACCTTCAAGGAACTCTCGGAGTTTCTGTAGACGAAGCTGTGAATTAACCCCCTGTTGAGGTACATTGACAACTTGCCCAGATGAAATTTTGGCAATGTCTGCGGAAGTTTCTTGGATCTCTTTATCCGTTGCCTCTTCAACTGGGGCGATTAATTGACCAGCAAGGTTTGGATCGACTGCTTCGAGGTACTTTCGGAGGTAAGCATCCGTCTTAAAAGTACCCTGGCGGTCATACTGAGACATAATTTTCCCAACTGTATCCAACTTCTGAAGAACCTTCTCCTCATCCTGGTTCATGCTGTTCCAAGTGATATTAAAATCGTAAACCTCGGCAGTTTCATCAAGCATGAGCATCGCTCCCTGTTCGTTATTGGTGACTCTGAACCATATCTGTGGACCGCCATAAGTCCTGTCTAGGCACCATACACGATTTAAAATTTGTTTAAATCCATTGAGCCATTGGTTGACGAGGTGCTGGCGGATGCTGTTTGCTTCAACTGCGTCTTCGGCGGATGTTGCTCGACCGGTTATCTTGTTTGCGAGTTGTCGCAACTGCATCTCCACTTCCATGCTTGCCGGTGAATACCTTGGGATTTCTACGAATCCAAATTCTCCACGGCGGCGAACTGGAATCTGCGCACCTGGTCCGATCCGTTCGGGCTTCCGGCCAACAACATATTCAGCGGCTGGCATTGTACTCATTGATGCACGGTCGCGCCGGCTGTCGAGTTCTGTTTTTACAGCAATCTGATAGCTCTTTAAAAGTTCGGGGTAACCTCGGGAATCGAGTAGGCGATGGTTGAGGTTCTCGCGGGTAATACAAACGAATGGATATCTGCCCTCATCATATTCCATCGGACTGTGAAAACCATGTCCTTCCGCTTCGTCCGCCCAACAGGTAATCGTGCAGATAGGTACATCGTCTTCATCGAGTTCCTTACGATATGTCGTAATTACTCGGACCATACCTTCGTAATTCTGAGTGCCGTAAAAGTTGCCGGAATCGTAGGACATTAAATCAGTCGAATAACTTTCGTCCGCATAAAAGCCTTTGCTGTTTTCGAGGACTTCTTCGATCCACTTTTTATCCCAGCCCTCGTTGACCTTTTGCATGAGTGCTTCGGGGCTGTAGTAGTGGATGCAGTGAATGCTCCTAGCAGACTCCAAATCAATTACATTTGAGTCGATGATTATTTCTCTGCCGAGTTCATACGCCTTAATTGCCGGTCTGTTTACTACCGCTTTCTCAGTCGGAACTTTCGATACTCCTTTACTGCGAAGTTCATTAATCATCTTACGAACCCGTCTCTTTTTCAGATTAGGGAATAACGGGAACAGCATCTCCTCAACTCCCTCTTTCATCTCAGGATCTTGAATTGCCATTGCCAGCTCGGGACTCATTTGGGCGATTTCATCGAGTGATATATCCTTAAATACCCGAGTGGTTTCCCGCTTCCAGTAAGTGCCGAAAAAAGTGATACCGTTCTGTAATAAATAGTTTGCCCCGATAGCGGCCTCCCGAGGGAGTTCCGTCATTGAGTTCATCCGCCATTTCAAAAACTCGCTTACCATTTTGGCCGAGCCAATGTCTCCACTCTCCACGGGAGCGGCTACCAGGTTGGCCTGTGATAACGATTGAGAAAGGAGGGCTACATCGCCATCGATTAAGGGATTAATCAGATTTGCTTCGAGATCACTGGCTCCATTCCAAGGAAATGCTTCCGGGCCGTTCTTCTTGCCGCTTTCATCTTTGCCCGCCCATTCGTTAAATCGACATTCCCTACCTTGCTCGGCTTTATCCATCCAAAAGGATAAATTCGACTTTGCATCGTCAAACTCCTTTTTGATGGCATCGACATCGGGCCCTTTTTCGCTAAATTCCTGTATTTCCATTTTTGATCTCCAATTCTAACATTATTTTTTTAAGTTTTTTCAGTGCGTCCTTTTCAACCCGATGGACTGTGACAAGAGGCACTCCGATAAATTCGCTAATTTCTTTTAAGGTGAAATTGCTGGGGTCTCTGCCCGC